ATTCTTCAACTTCTTCAGTCTCTTCAACTTCTTCCTCTTTAACTGCTTCAGTTTCTGTAGATTCATGGAATTCTTGATCTTCTTCTTCAGTTTCTTCAACTGCTTCTACCTCTTCAGTTTCTTCAATTGCTTCTACCTCTTCAGTTTCTTCAACTGCTTCAGTTTCTTCAACTGCTTCAGTTTCTTCAACTGCTTCAGTTTCTTCAACTTCTTCAGTTTCTTCAACTGCTTCAGTTTCTTCTGAGATTTCTTCTCCTTCAGCATCTCCTTCACCGTCAAGCTCTAAATCAGCTTCTACGTTTTCTGGCTCTTTAACGTCGTTTGCTACTTCTTTAGCGTCGTTTTCGTCTTCGATTTCTTCAACTTCTTTACCAGCTTCAGCTTCTTCTGAGATTTCCTCTCCTTCAGCGTCTCCTTCACCTTCAAGTTCTAGATCTTTTTCAACATCTTTAACTTCAGCTCCATGTTCTAATTCGTTTTCTTCAGCATCAACTGTAGGTTCAGTAACATCCTTTGCATCGTTTTCATCTTCGATTTCTTCAACTTCTTTACCAGCTTCATCTTCTAAAATTAAATTGGTATTTACAGTTTCAGCAACGTATTCTGCGTATTCTGTAACTTTTTCTAAGTTTTCTTTTAAATAGTCGATATACTTTAATAAACCTTCGTGAGTTGTTGCTCCTTCGTTATAAGATTCTGCTAAGTAGTTAGTGTACTCTTTAATTGAATCAACACCTTCAGCGATATGCTCAGAGTATTGAATTGATTGATCTAATTTTTCTGCAATACTTTCTGTGTATTGGATTGATTGATCCGTTTTTGTTGCTAATTCTTCGGCTGTATTAATAGACTGATCTAATTTTTCTGCTAAATATCCAGCATATTCTTTTAGATTTTCTATTTCTGTATCATTGCCATTTTCTTTAGCAGCTGCCATAGATTCTTTAATACTTTTCATTTCTTCAGAAAGATATTGTGAGTATTTATTAAAATCTTCAACAGTGATAAATTTAGATTCTGCCATTGTTTCTGTTTGTTTATTTTCGATTTTTGTTGTTTCTTCGTTTAAATTTGAGCTTCCACCGATTTCATAGATTAAAATATCAGAGTTGTTTTCAAATCCAAAAGATTCGTTAACTCTCTTTAATTCTGCGTTTTCAAATCCAGGATCTGCAACTAAATCATAAGTGAATAGTTGTTTAATCTTTACTTTACCATTAGATTCTACAGCACCAGCGGCTCTTGAAGAAATTTGAAGTGGTACTCCAGCATCAACAAGTGCTTTAGCTTGACGACCAGCGTCAGTATCTAATAATCTAATACGTCCTTTAATTTGCTTATTTGCTTCATCGTATGTTATTTCTTCAATAATGTGTGATACATTCTTTAAAGAAACGTCAAAATTTTGTGGATGATCTAATTCACCTAAAAGTTTAGATGCTTTGATTTTATCTTGTAATGATTCGATCTGTGGTAGATACTCTTCAGCAGTGTAAATACGGTTGTTTCTATTCTTCGTATCTAATTCGCCAAAAACTCCTTCTAATACATATACTCCGTTTTCTTCTTTAAATTCTAAACCCGAAGCAGATCTTTCTAAGATTAATAAGTCAGTTTTGCTCATTTTATTATTTTATTATATTTGTATTATATATCTTTATTAAAAAGTGTGATTTTTAAAAAATTAATTTTTTTAAATATCTGCTAAAGGATCTTCCTCTCCACCTTCTTCTTCTTTTTTCTCTTCTTCTTCCTCTTCAGTTTCTTTCGCTGTAATTTCTTCTAAATATTCGTTATACATTACAACTAAATTTTGCATATCTGCTTCAGTAAAAGCTGTATTACCATACTGATCGAAAAAATATTCTTTAAATTCCTTTTCAGTCTCAGAACTAACTATTGCTCCGATAATTTCTTGAGATTTAAGTTCAATCCCATCGTCTGTTGAAAAATCATCAATTTTAATATCAGAATCAGGTGTAACCGTTTTTGCGTCTTCGGCTATAAAATCTTCGTATAATCTTACTTTTTTCATTTTATTAATTTATTTTTATTATATATCCTCTTTACATTCCAGCGTCCATTGGGTCAACTTCAGGTTCTTCTGCATCTTTAGCAGCCTTTCTTGCTTTATAAGCTGCATTAGCTGCTTTATCATCTGGACTTAGTTTTAAATATCTATCAACTAAGAAGTCTGAATCAAAGTAGTAATCTTCTTCCATTGTTTCTGGGTTTGTTTCAACTAGAGAATCTTTTACAGAACTAATAAATTCTACTCTACGTTCCATGATTTCCATTTGTTTTAATTCAGCAAACATATTCTCTTCAAGGAATTGTAGAGATATTTGTGTTTTAAACGATGCATCATTTTCAAATTCAGGAAATTTTAAACACATTTGAATGTATAATGGTTTAACTAAAATTTCTTGGAATGTAGATCTTAAACGTTTAATAAATTTACCAAACTTGATCTCATCTCTAATCATACCATCGGCAGCTAAATTGAAATCTCCACCACCATCTTCATACATGAATCTATTAAATGGTATTTTAGAAACCATTTTTAATTTATCTGAGAAATATTTAAGAGCCTCTGTATCTGATAATTCAGGACCTTCTCCTCCTAGTGTTTCAATCTCCGGCTGTTCTCCATCTTTCGAAGGTAACCAATATTCTTTATTAAATTGTAACATTGGTTTACCGTCAGTATGCATACTTCCAGATTCCCAATCAAAATCTACAACTTCTTTATAGTTATTCATTAACTGAGCAAGTGATTGTTTTGCTCTTGTTTTAGATTTACCACCAACTGGGATTATAAATTTCATTCTATAAGAAGAATTAGTAACAGCCCAGATTACTCTAGTGTGTTCCATAATTCTCATTAAATTAAATGACCTTATAAGTCTCTCTAAGTAACTTACTCTCGAGGCTGTGGTAATTGATGAATAAGAAATATAAATGATCTGAGAGTCATATAGAACTCTCTCTTTAACTGGATCGTCTTTAAATTGAGTCCATACTTTCTTACCATCCGTTTTATTATATCCTGGAATTAATGTTATAGGATCAATTTCTTTAAATCCAATAATTTGAGTTTGCTCAGGGTTATAAACTATTTCAAAAGAAAGATAACCATCAACTAAGAACTTTCTATAAAAGTACCATGCCGATTGGTCTTGATTAAATCCAAAATATTGATAAATATCTCGATATGCTTTTTGTAAATATTTTTCAACTTCTTCACTAACATCCATTCCTATAAGTTCAGGAGTTGCAAAAAAGTTTTTATTATCATAAACAACTGATTCATCACAAAGAATATCTAAAATATCTTCGATTTCATCATACGTTGAAAATGCTCTTAATTCATTACGCTTACTTTCGTAATTTTGATCGAAGAACGGTATATTCTTACGCATTGTTGTATCAGACATTGAAAGAGCTGCAAACGCTCCATACATATCATCTGAGTCTACTCCCATTTGGTTTATTTGACCAAAACCTATTGCGTCTTCAATCGGACCTATTGCCTGTGATTGCCTAAGTACTAAATCATCATAATACATACCAAAAGAGCTTAGCTTTTTTAGCTGATCTCTCAGTGTAAATGATTTCTTGTTGTAGCTTAATGGTCCATTTCTATCTACGAATCCTGCCATTATAATATAATATTAATTTTGTTTATATATTCTTTTTTTATTTCTTAGAAAACAATCTTCTAATTTGTTTCATTGTAACACCATTTAAATCAATAAAATCACATAGTGCTATCTCTGGCCATTTAGAATAACTAACAACTGCTTGTTTTTGTTTTCTACTTGGTTTATATTGTCTGATTGCAAAATCACATCCGGATCTTTGTAAATACGATTTCATACCGTCGTACGTTATTCTTAATCCTCCTTGTGTTTTTGCGTTATAATATTTTACACCTGTTGAATTACTTTTTATTTGACCTTGTACCCTGCTATATAGATCATCTAATAAATCTTCTTTAACTCTAATTGGTAATAAATTTAAATTAACTCCTAAATCGTTGTTATTATCTAATTGTTCTAAAGCGAGTACTACTGGGTTTTTGTCGAAAAATTCGAGATCTGGTGTAATAGGGTCATATTCAAATATGTATATTTTTCCAGGTTCAAATCTATTTCTAACATAAGCTGCTTCTTTTACACTTTTATTACTAACACCATCATTAAACCATTTCTCAGCAGCCTTTCTGGCAGCTCTTTTACTACCAGCGCTTTTTGTTAATTCTCTTATTTGTTTTTTAACGTAGCCCATTTAATATAGTGTCTTCTGTTAATACTATAAAGTTCCAGTTACGACCTTCACAATATTCTTTAGCAGCATTGTATTTATCCATGTTTTTAACATACTGCTCTGCCAGAAATTTATAAGATTTTATAGCTTTTTTTGAATTTTTCTTAGGAGGTTCTGGTTTTTGAATTTGTGCCTTTGGTTTAATTTCAACTAAATATTCTTTATTAGAATTATCCTGTTGTTTTTGTTTAAAATAAAAATCAGGATAATATTTACGTGCCTTATTATCTTGTCTCGACCAATATTTAATTTCAACAGGCTCACTTGACCAATTTAATACTTTATCATTCATGTCACACCAAATACAGAATTTGCGCTCCCATGAGCTTCTGTATATAATCGGAGTTGGTCCGATATATTTCTCAGGAAAGTTAGGGATAAAATAACCTTGATTAAATCCTGAGTTTTTAGTTGGTTTAACATTCTTTATTGACATGTTATATTGTATAGATTCCAGACTGTTCTCCTCCTTTATCAGATCCATATCCATCAATTGATATAGTTCCTTTATATTTTTGTGGATGAATTTTATTCCATCCTTTAGCGTATCCTCTTTTTGCAATTTCTGTAAAATACGCAAATGCATTAGGATATTTAGGGTTAAAGTTTCTCCAATATTTAAGAAGGTCTAAAATAGCAAATTGAAGACAGTCATGTCTATCATCTTCGTTAACATATCGCATCTTATTTATTGCCTTTTCAGCAAGTAGAAGTAACATCTTCTCTGCTGTTGGAGTAAGTGTGTCTTGTTCTTTTGAAAGACTCATTTCTGCATGAAAATCTTTATTGTTAAGGTAGTTCTTTTTACGTGGCACTGTTTATAATTTAATTTATTTAAAGGTTATACAGTAAAAATGCAATTTGTTTATTAATAAAAAAAGGGAACTTTCGTTCCCTTAATTAGAGTAATATGTAATTCTTAATTACTTCTTTAACTCTGCAATTTTATTTTTCCAATCTAATATTTCTTTTGTAATAAGTATATCAGCTGCTTTTATTTCAGAAATTGATTTATCAGCCTCTGCTAATAAACCTCTTTGATCTTTTAAAAATGATACTATATCTTCGTATGATTCTATTTTTGCGTTTATGTCTGCTATTGTTTTAGATTCTCCTTCTAATAAATCTAATAAAAAAGAAGATGCGTCTAATTTAGTTTCTTCAGAGACTATATTAAGTGCTGTATTTGCAGAATCTGCTTTAAAAAATCTTGCAATTTTTGTTTCTGAATTAAATCTAGAAACATATACACTTTCGTTTATTTTAAATAAATCAACATTTATATTTTTATTATTAAATGAAGCTACAAAATCTAAAACTATAAAGTTTTCAATTAAATTTGGTAAAGATTCAAATAAATCAGATTTATTCTTATTATTATACCTTACTAAACCTGCTTGTAGAACGTGGTTTGTGAAAGAACCATTTATTTCAATTCCATTGACCTTAAAGATGTTTTCTTTAATCAGATATTCAAATTGAGAAGATCCATTATACCAGTTTATTTTATTAGTTAAAAATTCAAACGACTCAAATGCATTAATCGCATTTTTTAAAGTATTACTTATGTGTTCAGTTTCTGTTAGAATATCATTATTTAATTCAAAAGTTCTACCATTAATATAAAATGTTGAAGAATTTTTGTCTTTAAAAAATGGAGATAATATATTTGTTTTCATCGCTTGTTTGTTTTTTAATAAGTGACATTACTATTAGAATGCCCTACAACATACCAAGAGTCTTGATAATATTTAATACTTATTGCTCCTCCTGCTAAAATCTCAATTGACTGAGGTCCTTCAAAATTAGAAGTATCTATTTGAATAGTACCGTTTGCTGCTATAATAACCGATTCTTGTCCTATTGTTCCAGGGGAAAGAACAAGCGGTGATTGTTGTTGATTTGCGTCAATAATCAATGGTGTTGAATTAGAACTTCCAGCGTTTGGAATGTATCTATCACTTGCGTTAAACGAAGTGTCTGCTGCAAAATTGCTATTATTTTGAGATGGCTTAGATGTTAATGTAGAATCTATAACCATTGTAGTATCTCCTCTGTTTGTTGCTATTGTTTCATCTTCTAAACTTCCTTTTGAAACTACCGAAGATACAATTTCAAACATTCTATTACCAACATGCGTTTCTGAATCAAATTCAAAAGCAGGTATAAATGAATTTACTACGATTGGAAATGTTATTTTATATTTATCTTTATCATCAAAAGTAAAATCAATTGGATTTTGTATTTCAAAATCTTCAGGAATTGCATAATATGAATTTAATCTATATGTTGCCTCGTCTAAATGACCAACCTCAACATTAAAGGTATTAGACTTATATAAAGTCTTAACCATCATTTCAGTTATTTTAAAAGCATCTAATGTAGAGCTAACTAAAATCTCAATATCAAATGAAAGCTCTATAGGAATCATTTCAAATTCAGATTGATAACCTTCCATAGCGCCTTCGCTATTCATTTTAGTATAGCTTCCAACATTACGTTTATTTACTAAACTGCCTGAATCAATAGCCATTCCCGTTACTCTTGCAACTCCTCTTGGAACAACATCATAATTACCATCGGCAAACCCTACATCAGGGTGACAATCAGGTCCAGACGCTGTAGAAAATAAAAAATTATCTCTTAAAAATTGATCATCCCCTGTTATTGAATAATAAAAAGGAACATCAATTGCCTTACGGGTATTTGAATCTACTTGTCTGTAGAAATATAGCTTATTATTTAAGTCTGCTAATAAGCCTATGATTAAATGTCTAACGACACTGTCGTCTGAATTGTATTTTAAATTGTATGAAGCCATATTAATTTTTATTCTATAGCTTCTATCTCAAATTTAGAGAAGCCATTTTCTCTATATATTTGTATTTTTTTATCAAATAATTCATGTGGAAGAACTGAGTGATTAATTACAAATGTATTAATCTTGCTCTCTTTGATTACTTGACTTAATATTTTAAGAATATTATGAACCCCATCTGCATCTACTGAACTTAATAATTCATCTAAGAATAACAGATTTAATTGTGGAAATCTTAATTTTAATATTTTAATGATTGCAATAATAACAATAAAGTCTGCTTTTTTACGCTCGCCTGTCGATAATGTTAGTGGGTTGATGTCTTCTCCTAAGTGATTTATAATACAATCAAACTTATCGTTGAATCTAATATGAAACGGAAGGTGCATTGTTTGGGCCATTGCCGCTATGTTTGTATTTAGCCCTGGTAATATTGTTTGAATTGCCAAGTTTTTTACACCATCTTCACCTAATATTTCTTCTATATTTTCTAAAAAATAATAATCACTATTAACTTTAGACTGTGATGTTGTTTTTTCAGATTCTTGAGATTCAAACCCTTTAATTAATTCTTTCATGTGTGGAAAATTACCCTCACTGTCAATAGAATCTTTAATAGTAATTAACTCTTTTTTGAGATTTAATATATTTGTATTTATTGAAGCAACTTTTTCTCGAACCTGATCGTTTTTTTGATTCATTAAAAATATTTTATCTTTAATATCTAAAACATCTTTATTGGCATCTGCAATTTTATTAGGTAAATCTGATATTAAAGCTTCTAATTCTTTTTTTCTATCTTCATGAAAATCAGAAGTTAAAGGAGCCGTACAAGTTGGACATGAATTACTTTCATAAAGGCTTAATTTCTTTTTAAGTTCTTTTAATTCATATTCAAGATCTGATTTATCTTGAGTAGCGCTTTGATTTACTAAATTTAAATCCTTAATAGAGTTTGATATTTTAGTTTGTGCATCAACTAATTTATCTTTATTATCTCCATATTTTTTTAGAGTATTTTTTAATTCTTGAATTTTAGCTTTATCTTTTTTATTAGATTCAGCTAGCATTTCATTAAGTTTCATATTAACCGAAGTAATATTTTCAGTTAATTGTTTTAATTCTCTATCATAAACATCTAATTCAACTTTTAAACTTTTACGCTGTTCTTTGATTTGACGTTGCATATCATTAAGAATAGAAAATCCAAACATTCTATCTATGATTTGCTTTTTATCATTATTTGTCATTGTTAAAAAAGATTTAAAATCATTAACTGACAATATGATAATATTTTTAAATACATGGTATGGAATTCCAAATATTTCTTCTTCTAAATATTCTTGAACTGATCTTTTACCAGCTTTATCAAATTCAACTCCATTTAATTTAACTTCAAATTTATTAGGAGCTAATCCTCTTTCTATTGAAACTTCATTAGTTCCACATAATAAATTAACCTTTACCCAAAGTTCTTTATTAATTCTATTTGGCAGATCTGCCATTTTAACTCCTTCAACTTTACCATATAACGCAAAAACAATCGCATTCGCAATAGTAGTTTTACCGTGGCCATTTTTCCCTAGTGTTAAAAATAACTCTGAAGATTCATCTTCAAATTCTAAACGTTGAATTGAATTTCCATAACTTGCAAAATTCTTAAATTCTATAGATTGGATTCTCATTTGTCGTTATCGTAATTATACGCACATAAATCATGCAGCTTCTTTATTCTATCTTTGATCTGTAATTTTGTTTCATCATCATGAGTCATTCCGTCGATATACATATTACACAAATGTAAAATGTTGTAATTTTTATACATATCTTCGATCTCATCCATGTCATACATGTCTTTATCTATAAACGTATCTTGTTCATATATGTTTGGTTCTATTTTACGAGCACCTTCTTGTATTTTATTAATTAATTTAGATAAAGAATTAGATGCTGCGATATAAGATGGAACAAATAGATCTACAAAATTATTTTCAATCTCATTTTTAAATTCACCTAAAGGTACATTATATAGACTTGTAAGATACTTCTTAATAAATTTAGGTGATCTAGTATTTTCAAAGAAAGTCTCGCTCATGTCACTTAAATCAACGAGGTCAAATCCTTTTTCGTTGTTTGCATCAGATCTAGTTAATTGATATGGAACGCCAACCATTCTTAATTTACCTTTACGTTGTCTATAGTGTATATGACCTGAAAAAACCGCTTCATAATTATCATAAGAATTTGCTTCAACTCCGTGATGATTTGTTACTTTAGAATTTAATTTAATACCTCTAACTTCAGAGTGACAAAAAACTATATTTGTATGTGGATATTTTGCTAGAGTTTCTACTTCATGTTCTGTGTCTCTTCTCCATGGCATTAATAAAACTTTTTTATTAGCCCATTTAAACTCTTTAGGTTCTTTATATATTGCTACATTTGGAATCCATTTTAAACTATCAATTGAAGTTACTTCATTGCTCTTCTTTGCCCATATATCATGATTTCCACATATCACATGGGTTGGTAGAATTTCTCCAACTCTTTCAAAAAAATCAACAGCATAATTTAATACCTTTAAATTTATACTTTGACGATTGTCAAACGCGTCTCCAACTTGAACTAATATATCTCCTTCCTTTACATTTTCTTTTAAAGTAGGTATAAATACATTTTCATAAAAGTCTTTTTGAATATCGAGCCACTCCATAGAATTAGAGCGAACACCTAAGTGCATATCTCCTAATATCCAAATCCTTTTAACGGGTTTGTTTAAGATTTTAGGGTCAATCATATTAGAATAATCTATTTATGTTTTTTCTTTGTAAAATATTAGTTCTTTCGTCTAATTGTTCAATTAGTTCTTCTTTAAATTTATTACCAAGAGATTGGTAAAATCTATTAGGATTAATGTTAAAATAATCGCATAGCTCTGAGAAAACCTCTATTAAAGAGTGTGTATCTCTTGTTTCATCACTAATATATCCATATACTTCGTTGATGTCTATCTTTTTTAATTTAACTGTTTGTTGAAATTCATCAATATTGTTAAAGTGTTTAAATCTAGATTTGATTATTAACTCATGAATAGTATCGGCAATAATTCTAGTTTCAATTTTATCTTCCTCTGATCTATTATCTACCATGTGTGGTGCTAGATTAAAAGTCATTGAAGTGTCAAATTCATATTCCGTTTCTTCAAACGTATTGTCGAATATTTTATCTCTTTTAGTTCTTCCCATTATAAACTGTGTATGTTTGAATTAGTTACCTCGTCGGTTTCAGTAAGTCTCATATAACCATAATTAATATGAAGTTTACATTTAGTTCCTTTACCTTCACCGTCCCTGATTTTCAGGATTTTAAGCCAATATTCTTGGCTTGCTCGCATTAAATCGTCTTGGATAATACCAAGCATCATATCAGCAGTGTGTGAAAGACCTGCAGATTCTGCAACGTCTCCCATTCCAATATCACTGGAATTATAATTATTTCTATTAATCTGAGTCGCTGTTACAATTAACCATCCATTACGTACTCCCATTGCTCTTAAATCTTCAGCGATTTGCTTAATCTTTAAGTACATGTTTTCTGAATTTAGATTTCTGTAATTTGCTAAGATGTTAATGTAATCAATAACAACACAGCCTAATTTTATTTTTCTTTCTTCTTCTATTTGTTTTAAATATGCTTCAATATCTGGTACTGTTGCCTGTGACGTTGGAAATTGTCTTACAAATAATTGACCAGGTGGAGTTAAACCATCACCAACTGTTTCAATCTTACGCTTCATGAGATCTCTATTTTTAGCTTTCTCATCGTAATCATTCATTTCAATAGTAAGAAGATTAGCTCCAATACGTTTCATTACTTTATGAGCTGCCATTTCCGCTGAAACAAACGCGGTATTTACTCCCATCTTTACAAAACTCGCAGCATCATTCGCTAGGAATATAGATTTACCGATATTTTGTTCTCCAACATAAACAACTAAAGAACCATCTTTATCATAACCACCGTTTAAAACTCTATCTAAGAAGTGATAACCACTACTTACTTTCTGTCTTTCTTCATCCCAGTGATCATCCGGATTAAAGAAATCTAATCCTAAATCAGAATTAAATACAATAGCATTTCTATCGTTTATAAGTCCTTTTACTTTAGAAACTATACTGTCTACATTTTCAGGAGTAACTTCAGTTGTTTTAACGTATTCGATAGTATCAATAAGAGTATTATCAAAATTACGCCATTTAATCCAAGATTCTGCAGTTGATGTTAACCATTCTTCGTCGTATTCTGCTAAATCAACAGAGTATATTATTTCTATTAAATCAACATCAACTCTATTTTTAAATTTAGAATCAGATATAAGTAATGTCATCTGATCTAATGATGGACACTCGTGGAATTTATTATGAAATTTCTTAGCTATAGCGTGTAAAATATCTATTTCATCAGATTCATAAAATCCCTTTTGTATTTTATCTAAATATTTTGGTTTAGAAAGTGATAATTTAAAGAATATTTTTTCAAAATTTTCGCCGAATTTCATACGTGTTTATTTTTATATAGGTTATAGTGTAATTTACTGATTTGTTTCTTTTATTCTACACCAATAAATCCTTGACCTACTGACCACGGCTCTTGTCCCCATATATTAATCGCAATTGCTCCTCTTACTCCTTCAGTTACAGTATCAACACAATGTGCTACCTCACCCGGATTAAAAATTACTAATCTATTTGGTCTTGTTTTAATACGATCAGGTGTGTTGCTTTCTCCATCAGTATATACCAATAGATCTCCTCCTTTAAAATCAAATCCTGGAGGGTAATATACACATCCTAGTATTGGAAACATTCTTTCTCCTGTTTTTTCTCTTAAATGAACATCATCATCGTAATGCATTTCTAAATAATTTCTTCTACCATCTTCAAGGGCTGTTTGTAGACCAGTCCAATATTCAAAACCGTCAACCTCTAAGTTTAGTTTAAGCGGAAAGTTATCACCCCAAATATATTGGGCTAATCTTTGTTTTGTATTAACGGCGTCTTTAGACCACCATCCTTTCCAGTATTTATAGTCTCCAGTAGGTACAAAAAATGATTCTCCTTCTCTTGCTATTGTGTTTAATAAATCTTGATCTTGTATAAAATCGTCAAATACTGCTATCATATATATGGGTTTATTTTTATTTCGTAAGTTTCTTTTCCTTTTTCAAATTTAATTTGCTCTAAAAGTCCTAATTGAATTCCTCTTTTAAGACCTTCTTCTGCGTT